ATTGCCCACCTGACTGCCTGAGCATCTTCTTCAGAGAGATCCCAGTTTGGGAAGTCGCCGGCAGTCCATGCGTGTCGGAAGTGTTCGTCGAGCATAGTGCCCCGGGAGGCTGCTGCTGATGTGCCTTGTGTGCCTTCGTACTGACCGCAAAGGGCCAACTTTGGTAGTGAACTGTGTCTAATCTTCATTTGTTTTTCTTTCTGCCTTTTATCTTCTGAATCATCAGAACTTTGCCGCACTCCTTCCCGCATGTCTTGCTGACTCTGCCGCCAGCCGACCGCATGGAAAACTTCTTGCCACACACAGGGCAGTCAAGGTCTACACGTTTGACGTTCGTCGCATTTGACCGGACAGCATTCAGGGATGCCTGGTGCTTGTACTTGCACGCATTCGTGCAAACAGTCTGGTGAGAACGTGTGCGACGGAAGGACACTCCACAGCACTTGCAGTTGATCGGTCCAAGCCGGCAAGGGAAGCAAATTGTCAGTGTGCGCTTCCAATGGTGCGAGAACTCTTCCCCACACTTCTCACAAGGCCGCCTCACACTCTGCGCTCCTCTCTTTCCAAGCGCTGAAGGAGGAATTGGCGCTGTGTCCTTTGAAACGGATATAAGTCCCGCTTTGATCCCGGCAGCCACCAACTGCGCAGCCTCTGCCAAGATCGACAACTCTTCTTCAGACGGTTCCTCAACCGCCGCGAAGTCGTACTCCCGAGTCCGAGCTGGACGACACCAGATCGGATTGCCGTTCATGCTGTGCATCAGGGCCGAGTGTTAATTGCCCAGATGTTGACCAATACCAGCACCACAATGATGCAGGCTTCAAGAAGGTCTTTGCTGTTAAGGAGAACAGCAGCATCAACTGCGAGAAGCAGCAGGATACTGGCTCGTCTCCAGCAGGTGTTCTTGCGGGTGTTTGGTGGGCCTTGTAGGCCCCGGAAAGGACGCGAAGAGTAGTGCGATGTGCTCATAGGTTTGGCTGACGACAGTGAATCTATTCAGCCATCCCCGCTTGGCTAGTCTTTTTTCAGACTTTTTTGAGCACGGAGTAAAGCGTTGCGTTTGCGAGCGTTGGGACGCGGCTTGCGAGCGTTGAGTCTCGCTGCCTGTGCTTTTTTTTCACTCCTGGCAGCGCCGCCCAGCTTGGCGATACGAGCGCAGTGCTCTTTCAATGTGATTTCCATGCCGGCACCTTAGCCTAGGTTGGCTAGCTGTCCACTGTGACCTTTCCAGAACAGTCACAAGCGCCTTTGTTTCAGAGGGTCACATCAACCCGTCGCAGGCTCTCCCTGCGCACCATTCGGCAAATCGTGACTACGACATCATTTTGGTGATGCCAACGGAATGATCTACTCACCTTCAGGCACCAAGCCCCCCTCGAACAACTCAGCCTCCTCTTCCCTGCGCCTCCTAAGGCCCTTGGAATTAGGCCACAAGCGAGTCATAGCGCGAAGCTGCTTGGAAATCTCAGAGTACTTCTTACCTCCAAGCAGGAGTTGGATCTCAGCCATCTCTTTCCTCCGTTCTCCACTTAGGCTAGAGCCACGGTTGAAGACCAAGGACACGAGCGCTGCGGCACAGTCCCCCGGCAAGTCCTGAAGGTGCGGGTAGATCCGCAGAGTCTTGAGATACCAAGAAGGAATCGTCACCTCTTTGAAGACAGCCAGCGCAGCCTCCCACGGGATAACCAAATGCCTGACGTGAGGAAGCCTTATCTTGGCGTCTTCTCCCTTGTGGCCTGAGACGCTGACCAGCAATGCCAGTGTGGCTGCGTCCAGATGTGGTTTCCAAGCCCTTGTAGTCTCAGTCGCAGGTGTATGGCCTAGATCCCAGCCAACACCGATTGTGATGCCGCTCTGCTCCCCGGGCCACTCTGGGTGTTTGTCGTAGTAAGACTGTCCTCCAGTCTCCCAGTTGATGATGGCCTTGATGCCCTTTTCGGAGAGGTTCATTTCTTGAGGCTTTTAATCGTCTCGATGATCTTTAGAGACGTAAAGATGGCTGCAAGCAAGCAGCTTGCAATGCGAATCCACTGCTCCGCCTCACTTAACGAAATGGCAATAGCGCCCACGTTGGCGAGGTTCACAAATGCCAGATCGAAGATGTGTCGTGAGCTAGACATAAGCGAGGAAAGTGGTGCCTGGGCCTGGCACTCTTGGGAGTCGTCCGTCGGCGTCATAAATGCCACTGTAGGGCGAAATCTTCGAAGGCGGAAGCCCATTTCCTTCAGTCGCGGCGGGTGGAAGAACTCGCTTTACGTTTGCGAGGATTTGCAGCCCTGCGGGAGGTGTTGCGCCGAGGTACTTTGCTTGCAGACCGGGAATTGTTGGGACGGGTAGGACTGTCATGGTGGTAAAGGCTTATCCAGACGAAGTTTGCAGCAATGCCGATATTCAACATTACTTCTGAGGCTGCTGGGCTTGAGAGTGTTAGCAGATTCCAGAGTGCTCCGCAAACAGTGACTGTGGTAGCAATCTTACACAGAACTGCTGCCCATGGCTTTTGCCAGATGGCACTCTCAGGATGTCCGAATACTCGGAACACCAGATGAAGCGCAGAGACGGCCAGGATGCCGTTAGCGGTGGCGTTTATTGCGGTTGATGCTGTCATCTGTGATGAGTTTGTTGCTGATCGTTTCAACTGCCCTGAGGCCACAGAAGCCTAACAGGAAGGCAGCAGCATAGGCGTACTGAGGCTCGCCATCCAGCCGTGCTAGCTTGAGGATTAGAGGCGTGACGTAGTTCGCACTAGCAGCTCCACCAAGCAGGCTTGCCAGCGTCCTAGGCAGGTTCTTGCCGGCCTCTTTAGACGACATCAGCACAGAGCCAGCAAAGCCCGCCATGGCAAGTCCCAGGTCAACGCCTGCTTGTTTAAGTTCCTCAATCATTTCTTGAGGTCAGGAGGCTTGTGAGAGGCCCCGTAGTAGAACGCCAAAACTGACGAGAACGCCGTGCTCAGGCTTCCGATCAGCAGGCTGAGTGTTGTACTTTCCCACAGCTTTAGGTCCCCGGTGAGTAGACCGATTAGGATACCAAAGAAGCCCAGCGTGACTCCACATGCCAGTGCAGGAGGCACCCAAGAGGCCATGGATGTCTGCATGTTCCGGGCACTCATGCGGTCCTCCTGAGCCAGTTTCTCGGCGTCTATACCCAGTTCAGCCATCCTCGTCTTCAACTGGAGATCGGCGGCCTGTAGGGCGGCAATCTGCTCGGCTGTGAGGTTGCCTGAGGTAAGTGCTTTCTGGACCTTGTCAGCAGTAGCATCAGACAAGCCCAAAACCTTTGCAGCCGCATCTACTGCGACACCCCCAAGCGGGCCTCCCAAAAGGTGAGCAATCGTAGGAATGATCTTCTTTAGAAAATCCATGAGCGCAACAGTGCCACTGCGGTGACTGTGATGGAAGGAAGAATCCAGTCTAGTAGACCCTTGAGCGTCCAAGCCCGGGACTCTAGGCCACCAAAGTACGGCATCAGGCTGCGTCTGCCGTGGTAGTTCTGCTCGATGTTCCTGTACTCAGCCTGGGCGTATTCCCTTCCCATGAAGTAGAAGCTGCCGGCAGCAGCACCAGTCCACCAGTCACCGCTGGCAAGACCGATGATGGCTTGGATGACTAAAGCGATGACTGGGTGGGCTAGGTGGTTCATTAGTTAATCCTACACACAGTTAAAATAGACTCCGTAAGATTTAGTTGAAGTGGTGCACCAGATGTTTGATACGCCTCTACTCTAACTGCATCTCCAGCCGAAAGCCGAATTAACCCTTCAGACTGCACTGTCATTACAGTAGACGCAGCAGGTTGTACGACTTGAGTCCTTGAAGACTCGCTTCCATTTACCATTAACCTGAGTCTTCTTGAGCCTGTTGCGTTCGCACTAAATTGAACCCTAGACATTACCGAATAAGTTCCGGGAACCTTGATAATTATTGTGTCTACATTGGATACCGCAGAATGCAGTCCTGTGTTATCAGTAAGATTTACAGGAAAATCAATCGAAGTCCAAGTGCTATCGTTGATTGTTTGATTTGAACTCGATGTTATAGAGCACAAATTTGACCCAATAGCAGAGTAGCTAGTAGTAACTCCGGGTCCAACAGAACAGTTTTCCGAATAATTTGCAATGTTTGTATTATATCCAGTTGATGGCTGAACCACTGGAGCAGCATCTGAAACAAATCCAACAAGTGTAGTTGGAGTATTTTGAGTATCTGAAACTGAACACCCAACAAATCGAATGCCCCTAGGATATGACGGGTAATTAAGATTTGACATCACCCTAAACCCTTCCGCGTTAGTGCCTGCTGTTCCAGATCCAAGAACATTCACCACCTTACAGCCAACAACATCAATGTTTTGAGTGTTGTATTGCCCAGAAACTCCACTAACAGCAGACGGAGAAAATACAAACCCAATGTTGCCAGAGTTATTTGCAATACATCCAGAAACAAGTCCGCTTTTTGTTACGTTTGCAAACTTGAATCCATACGTTCCTGCGTTGTTTGCAGTACAACCGATTATTGTAAAACGACGATTTCCTTCGTAATATGCGGGTGTTACTCCAGTTATTACAGCACCACTGAAATCAAAAGCCTGATCGTTGACTGTAGAGTTGCAGCCGGTGATTGTGCAGTCTCGAATCTCAGTGAACAAGAATCCACGAGTATATCTGTTTGCTGGAGCACCACTGAGAATGCACTTTAGGTTGTAGACGTTGCAGTTGCTAATTGTGAAATTCGCACAATCACTGATGTCAAACCCGTTCATTATGTCGTCGGTCGGATCTGGAGTGAACCCGGCAACGCAGTCATGCACTAAACATTCAGTGATCGTGAATCGTTTTGCTTGCCTGACTTGGATGCGAGATCCATTGCCGTCTCCAGTGACAGTGACTCCTGAAATGCGGAAGTTTTCGCAGTA